GGTTCAGCCAATATATAACTTAGAGTATCTATCAAAAATTTATGAAGTTTCAACATATAACTACGCAGCAATAAATGCAAAAGTTGCAAACATTGTAGGTCTAGGATATCAATTTGATGAGACAAGAAAAACAAACGATGCGCTGGACGGAATTACAGATGAAAAACAATTACAGAGAGCCAGAAAAAAGCTCGGTAAATTAAGACAAGATTTAGAGCAGTGGTTAGAAGATGTAAATGATGAAGAAACATTTACAGAAACACTTATTAAGGCATACACAGATTTAGAAGCAACTGGAAATGGCTTTATTGAAATAGGCAGAACAACTCGTGGAGATATTGGATATATTGGACATATTCCAGCAAAGACAATGCGTGTAAGAAGATTACGTGATGGCTTTATTCAGTTGCTTTACGGAAAGGCTGTCTTCTTCAGAAACTTTGGCGATCAAGATACACCGAATCCAATTGCTGGCGGACTAGATAGACCAAACGAAATTATTCATTTAAAGAAATATACTCCTATGGACAATTACTACGGTATTCCAGATATTATTGCTGCACAAGTAGCCCTTGCAGGAAATGAATTTTCTGGTCAGTACAACCTTGATTATTTCCAGAACAAGGCTGTTCCAAGATATATTATTACTGTTAAGGGTGCCAAGCTTTCACCAGAGTCAGAAAGAAAATTGCTTGAGTTTTTCCAGGTTGGACTAAAGGGCAAAAACCATAGATCTCTTTATGTCCCTCTTCCACCAGATACGCCTGACTCAAAGGTTGAATTTAAAATGGAGCCAATTGAGGCTGGAGCACAGGAATCATCATTTAATGTTTATCGTAAAGCAAATAGAGATGAAATTCTTTTAGCACACAGAACCCCAATTTCTAAAATTGGTATTCCAGAAGGAATTAATTTAGCTGCAGCAAGAGATGCGGATAAAACATTTAAAGAGCAGGTTTGTCGCCCAGCACAAATGAGATTAGAGAAAAAAATTAATTTAATTATTGCTGAAAAAACAGATGCCGTTCAAATTAAATTTAATGAACTTAGCCTTACAGATGAAGATACTCAGTCAAAGATTGATGAGAGATATTTAAGAATGCAGGTTATTACCCCTAACGAAGTTCGACTAAGAATGGGCAAAATTCCAATTGAAGGCGGAGATGAAATTATTCAATTAAAGCCTCAGCAGCAGGCAGAAATTAGAGCCCAGGCTGGACAGACAAGAACTAGGGATCAAGAAAGACAAAATAATTCTCCAGATATTTCTGGGGAAGCCAGGAATCCAAAAGGTGACGGAAGTCAGGTAGAATAATCTACTCGACTGTTATTTGCCTTTTTACATATATGCCTATAAAATTAAGCATATGAATATCGAAAAATCTTACTGGTCATCAAATGGAGAGAACCTTCATTTATCAGTTCCTTTCACAAAGGTCAACATAGAAAAAAGAACAGTGTCTGGTTTTGCGACACTAGATAACGTTGACCAGACAGGAGACGTTGTAACAGCAGATGCAAGCCTAAAGGCGTTTGAAAACTTTAGAGGTAATCTTAGAGAAATGCATCAGCCAATTGCTGTGGGTAAGGTTGTTTCTTTTAAACCAGAGACATACTACGATCAAGATTCACAAAAGTTTTATAATGGAGTTTATGTAACATCATACATTTCAAAGGGCGCACAGGACACTTGGGAAAAGGTTCTCGATGGAACTCTTACTGGATTTTCAATCGGCGGAAAAATTAAAGATTCTGATAATGAAGTTAACAAGTCTACAGGAGAAACAGTAAGATTTATTAAAGACTATGATCTAGTTGAACTATCTATTGTCGACTCTCCAGCTAATGAACTATGCAATATTTTTTCAATTGAGAAATCAAATGGGGCTATGGTCTTTAAGGGAATGGCAGCAGAGATTGTAACAGAAAACATTTTTTATTGTGAAGAAAGCAATTCAGTATTTCTTTCTACAGAAAAAACATTTGATTCACCAATTACTGGTAAGCCAGCATCTATTATTGGATGGGTAGAAAAGTCAGACATTAATAAGTCTAACGAAGTACAGAAGATTCTTGATTCATTTAAGAAATCAAGATTTACGTTGCCTGATACACAAACAATTGCAAAACAGGCAAACGCAGAAGGAGGTAATGAAGTGTCAGAAAACACAGAAAACGCAGTGGTTGAAGAGACCGCTGTTGAAGAAACAGTTGCCGTTGAAGAAACACCAGCAGCTGAAGAAGCTCCTGCAGAAGATGCAGTTGCAGACGCTCCTGCCGAATCTCTGGAGAAAGCAGCCGACGTATCAGAAGTTATGGTTGATGAACCTGATTTTGCAAAGATGCTTGGTGACCTAAAGGGCTTTTTCTCAGAAACTCTAAATAAAGCTGCACAGACAAACGCAGCTCAAGTTTCATCTATTCAAGATACTGTTGAGTCATTCAGCAAGAGCGTAGATGTAAGAATTTCAGAGTTGGCAGAACAGCATGCTATTTTAAGCAAAGCTGTAGAAGACATAAAGAACACAATTGACGGCGTTGAAAAGCGTGTCGATGCAGTAGAAGGTGAGACTGCAATTAAGAAGTCCTCGGATCTTGGCGGATCTCAGGAAGTAACAATCAAAAAATCAAAATGGAACGGTTCTTTCCTCGGTTCCGTATCAGATTTAATCAAATAAGGGTAGGTGAAATAAAATATGAGCAATGAATTATTAAAAGATATTGCAGCTGGAACAACAGCTACAGGTACATTTGCTTCCACATCAGGTGGATCAGGTATCCACACCGCATCAGAAAATGGTAACGGTGGTCTGCTTAATCCAGAACAGTCTGCTCGCTTCCTTGATTATATGTTCGATGCAACCGTAATAGGTAAAGTCGCACGTACAGTCCGTATGAAGTCAGACACAACTGAGATTGACCGTATTGGCGTTGGTGAGAAGCTTATGAAGCTAGCAACCGAAGGTTCAGATACTGCAACAAACTCAGCAGTTACATTCTCAAAGATTTCTTTGACAACAAAGAAGCTTCGTCTTGACTGGGAACTCTCAACAGAGTCTCTAGAAGACAACATTGAAGGTCCAGATCTAGAAGATCACATTGCAAGACTTCTTGCAACACAGGCTGGAAATGACATTGAAGATGTTATCCTAAACGGTAACACAGCACTCACAGGAGATGCACTTTATAAGGCATTCAACGGTGTAGTTAAGAAGGCAAAGACATACGGTCACGTTGTCGATGCTGGTGGAGCAAACATCACAAGAGCCGTATTTAACTCAGCTCTTAAGGCACTTCCACGTAAGTACAAGCAGCGTCGCACAGACCTCCGCTTCCTTGCAGGATCAAACTTGATCCAGGATTACCTATATGCAACTTCACAAAACATTCAGAACGTCAACCCACAGGATATTGCTTCTGGCATCATCCGTGGTGAGGTTGCACCAGTTTCAGGTCCAGCAGGATATGTAGCTCCATACGCATTTGGTATTCCAATCGTTGAAGTTCCACTTCTTCCAGAGACACAAGACGGTGACTACTCAGGAGAGACAGGTTCACACGGAGACGTCCACTTGACATTCCCAAATAACGTTGTTATTGGTATCAAGCGTGATGTAACTGTTTACCGCTTCTTCTGGCCACGTAAGGACTCAATTGAGTACACAATGTATACTCGTGTTGGCGTCCAGATCGAACAAGCAGACGCTTGGGTCGTAGTTAAGAACGTTAAGGTTGCTTCCTAATTATTTAGGTTAGCCTAAAGGCCCCCATATTTATATATGGGGGCTTTTCATTGTAAATTAGTAATGATATAATTGTTTTACCTAGACTAAGGAGAAATATATGTCATTTGAGACATTAAAAGTAGCAGAGCTTAAAAAGATTGCAGAAGATTTTGCAGTCGACACAGAGGGCTTAAAGAATAAGGCAGATATAATTGCAGCACTTGCAGAAGAAGGCGTAACCTATTCAGTTTATGCTAAGACAATCGAGGCTATTGAAGATGAATCTGATGTAGAATCGCAAGAAGTATTGCCCAAGTTTGATCCAAAAAAGGATCAGCCAAAGGACAATGTTTTGGTTAGAATGACAAGAGAAAACTTCCGATATGATATTATTGGTTATACCTTTACAAAGGAACATCCATTTATAGCAATGAAAGAAGAAGATGCTCAAAAAATTTTTGATGTGGAGGAAGGTTTTCGTTTAGCGACACCAAGAGAAGCGCAAGAGTTCAAACAGCACCAATTAAAACTAAGATATTCTGGGGCGGTAATATTATAGATGCTGATGGCGATGTAACAGCCATTGTTTATGATATAACAGAAGATCCTACAGCTGCTCCATTGGTAAATCCAACTACAGCAGTATATACCGCAACAGCAACAAAATCAGAAGTTGATGCTGGAACATATCAAATAATCCTGCCATTAGGATTAGTTCGCAGAAATAAAAAGTTTAAGATTCAATGGAACTATCAAATTAGTACAATTAGTGGATCGCATTTCTCATATATTGATGTGGTCACTCCGTATGCTAGCATGTTCGATATTATGGATGATCTAGGATATGGAACAGACCCAGGCGATATTAATGCTAAAACATATCATGATCTTCAGATGGCAGAAAAATGGGCTAGAAAGATAATTGAAAATTATACTGGACAAACATTTTATTTATACGATGATGTACACGTAGTCTACGGAGACGGATCAGACTCTTTAAGACTTCAGTTTAAGATAAACACTCTGCATGAGCTTTATGAAAATGATGTTTTAATTATAGACGCTATTAATAATGAAAATAATTGGATATATGATACTCAAATATCTGAAAGCGGTTTTGGCATTAGAATTAATCGTTCTAATTTGCTTGATAACACAGTTTATTCTGCAAACGGCCTAGTTCCACCTTCATATAATGATACATTTGGCGGGGCATTCAAAAAAGATTATGTCTATAAAGTTCAAGGAAGATATGGCTGGGACTCTATACCAGATGAAGTAGAAGAAGCAACAATTCATTTAATTAAAGATTACTTCTCAAAGGATAGAGCATGGAGAAATAAATATATTCAAAACGTTCAGTCATTCGATTGGCAGTTTGAATATAATAACGATTCTTACCGTGGAACAGGAAATCTATATGTAGATCAAATACTTTCTTCCTATGTACTAACTCAAATGGTAGTAATCTAATGTTTGATTTGGTAGATGCTATATTTAGCATGAGTTTAGATGTTTATACTCAGTCAGATGTTCAGGATGAAGATACTGGATTAATTAAAAAAAGCTGGCAGTATACAAAAACTATAGACTGCCATGCTAAAGCATTTATATCAAACTCTTCAACCTCAAGAACTGGAGATAGACAGACCTTTGGGAATATCTATGAAAATACTCAGATGCTTGAAATTACCCATTTGGAAACACTTTGGCATTTAGCACAATTGTTAAAAGATCGGAGAACCAGGTAATTGGCGTCTAGTGAGTTATTGGTTGCAACAGCATCTGCTTTAGAAACAGTCGGATCTAAGCCAAGCTCAAAGTACCCAATTCAAGAAACCTTGGTTGCACAGGTTTCCGCTGTTATTTATTATAAGTCTATGGTTATGGCAGAGCTACCAACAAGCAAATCATTTAAGGCTAAATTTAATAAAGTCATATTTGATCAGATCAATGAAGATTTTGGAAGCTATGTTGACTCTCAATCTAGAATTAAACCAAAAACTCTTCACCATGTTTACGAATGGCAAAAAACTGGAATGAAAGAAGCAAGACTATTTAAATTAAAAAGGTTAGATAGCGAAGACCTAGGCTTTAGAGTCTCATATCAGTTTAATGAATCTAGGTCTGCAGTCCCAAATAAATATTCAAAAAGAAAGCATGTATTTAAAAATAAAGCTGAAATAATGGAAAAGGGTATACCCGTTGTAGTATCCCCACGTTTTGCTGAGAGACTAGTTTTTGATTCAGGGTTAGGATATACTGTTTTCATGCCCAAAGGGGCCTCTGTGACCGTTACAAGGCCTGGTGGAGTGGCTGCAAAGCAGTCCTTTGAAGTAGCTTATAAAAGATTTTTTACAAGTAATTTAGTTAATCTATCTATTAAAAAATCTGGATTTCAGAAGATATTTACATATAAGATGAAAGATATACTAAGAGTACCAAGAGAAGTCAGGAAAGTAAAATATGTATTTTCTGGTAGAATGTTAAGGGCGGAAGCAAAGCAGGCAGTAGAGAATGCATTTGGAGGGGTATCATAATGGTAAATTATAAATTAGACGCAATGTTAGATCTAAGAAAATACTTATGGCAAGAATTACAGGATGCCGATATATTTGATCCAAATGACTATGATACTACTGGCACTGGCAATATATTAAATCCTATAATTCCAGTTCAACAGCCTGCTGAATTTAACCAATTTTTAAGCGGAAAAAAACATATTGTATATGATAAGATCAACATCTCATATGATGAGAATTGGATGATTTGCAATGAACAGATACTATTTACTATTTACGCAATAGACGTCGCAGATATAAATGAGATAACAAACTTTATGGTAGACCTATTTAGAAGAATGGATGATTCTGCTAAAGACATTAATTTATCAGATCAATCTAGCCCTCAATTTAAATTTCACAATACATACGTTGCCGATATATCTCCAACTACTCCTTCAAAGGAGCTCCAAGGATTCCTATCCTCGGACGTAATATTAGAGATTAAGTATAGTCGAATACTAGATGTAAACGGCAGATTTGCTTAATTTGCCTTATAGCGTATAATACCGTATCATTATCCTTAGAGGAAAGGGCCTAGCCAGCCAACAATTTTACAATTTAATACAATAAATTTTCACAGGAGGTTTAAACTATGGCAACACAAGCCACAGGTAATGCAAAGAATATTCTAGTCGGCGCTTCACCACTATTTCTTTCAGTAAAAGATTCAACACAATCAGGTTACGTAGAGAACATGGAGCCAAACGCTTCAACAGGTGTAGCATTCGTAAACGGAACATCTTTTACAGATACACTTAATGCAGTAGATATTTCTACAGCACTATACCGTAACGTAGGTTACACAAACAACGGTCTTCAGATTACTTACAACCCAACATACGGTTCAGTAACAGTAGATCAGCTTCTTGATACAGCAAAGCTTTTCAAGGAGTCAATGGAAGTTATGATTGCAACAGAAATGGCAGAAGGAACGCTTGAGAATACTCTTGCAGTCTTTGGTCAGGGTGGAACAAATACTCACTCAACCGCTATTACAGCAACAAATACACTTACAACAAATGCAGATTACTCACAGGCATCACCAACAACTGCTGGACTCAAGACACTTGGTCTTGCAGCAGGAGCACTTGGTGTAGCACCAGTTGAGCGTCAACTTATTGCAGTAGGTCAGGGTCCAACAGGATCAAATGCTAAGATTGTTTCAGCAGAGCGTGTATATTATGCACGTAGAGTTCTTTCTGTACAACAGTCACAGTTCTCACTTGCACGTAATAACCCAACCACATTCCCAGTAACATTCAGACTTCTACCATCAGGAGAGTCAGCATATGCTGGACAGGAATATGGAAAGATTATTGACCGTCTTCTAACAGTAACAGCATAATTTAATTTAATTTAAATTAAGGAGGGCTCCCAGAAATGGGGGCCCTCTGTTTGTGTTATTAAAACCCTTTTGCTATAATCATATAGACACTATCCAAGGAGGATAAATTGGCAACTACAGTATACGACGTAGAAGTTTTTCTTTTAGGTAATTGGAAAAATTACGAAGAACTAGAAGAAAATCTTTCAATGGCGGAATTAATCCAGACTTTTAAGGCAATGCAAAAGACTGAATCGGAAAGAAGAAAGTTCTTGGCTTCGATACAGGGTATTGACTTAAATGATGAAGTAGAAGAAAAGGTTACCACCTTCGATGATATACAAAGAAGGGCACTTGGAATAGATGCATCAGGAGATGATGTAGTTTCATTACAAGGTTCTTTTGCAGCGCAAGCTGGCTTTGGTATTGGAGAAGGACTGGGATACTTTAGGGAGTGATAAATGGCTGATGATCAAGTCGTAACTAATATAGTTGCTCGGGCTGATTTTTCTGACCTTATCGCAAATGTACGAAAAGTTACCACCTCTCTTGCTGCAATGCAGCAGCAAATTGGTTCTTCTAATAAAGTACTTTCTTCACAGATAAATGCTGTTAACAGAAGCTTTGGAGAAACCTTAAGGTCTACTGGACAATTCTCATCACACTTTGTTTCTTTAGCAAATGATGTCGATGTATTTGGTAAAAGATTAGACGGTGGTAAACTTAAGTTAAGAGATTATTTCTCTACCCTTCAAACACATACTAGAACATCTGGCGGACTTATAAGAGACCTTGCTAGGCAGCAGGTTCAACTACAAAATGCTATATTGCAACCCTTGGGCAGAAATGCTCAAGGGCTCATGCAATTTAATGTACATGTGCCACAAGGCCTAGATGAAATAAAGAATAAAGGCGCCATTGCAAGACAAGAAATGCAAATCCTTAATAAGGTTATGCAGGAAGGCGCTGGTCAGCTTATTAACTGGGGTAAGAATACTCAGTGGGCTGGTCGTCAGTTAACAGTAGGATTAACCGTTCCTATAGCAGCATTTGGAGCGGCTGCAGCAAAAGCATTTAGAGAAGCAGATCAAGAGCTAACAAGATTAACTAAGGTTTATGGCGGACTAGCCGCAACATCTTCTGCAGAGCTTCAAAAAGTAAGAAGAGATGTTACTGCAGTTGCTAATGAGTTAGCCAGAGGCTATGGAGCATCTTTTAAAGAAACACTAGCACTTTCCGCAGATATTGCAGCAAGTGGTAAACAGGGAGCAGAGCTTCTTGGCTCAATTAGAGAAACAACACGTCTTGCGGTACTCGGTGAAGTAGATAGACAAGATGCTATGAAGGCAACTCTTGCCATTCAGTCAGCATTTAAACAAGACACGGACGAGCTTGCAGAATCAATTAACTTCCTTAACGCAGTAGAAAACCAAACGTCTACAACCCTTAACGATTTAGTGGAAGCAATTCCAAAAGCTGGACCAGTTATTAAAGGCTTGGGCGGAGATGTACAAGATTTAGCACTTTATCTTACAGCAATGAGAGAAGGTGGAATAAATGCTTCCGAAGGTGCAAATGCACTCAAATCTGCATTAGCATCATTAATTAACCCTACAGATGTTGCAGTTCAAAAGTTTGAGGGATTCGGAATAGACTTGATGGGCATTGTAAATAACAATGCTGGAGATGTAACAAAGACTCTGTTTGCCCTACAATCGGCTTTAGATAATTTGAACCCGCTACAAAAATCACAGGCAATCGAACAGCTTTTTGGTAAATTCCAATTTGCTAGACTATCTGCATTGTTTGAAAACTTAGGAAAGCAAGGAAGCCAAACACTTCAGGTAATGGACCTTATGAAGGCAAGCTCAAAAGAACTAGCAACCATTGCAAGTCGAGAATTAAGTATGGTTACAGAATCTGCTTCTGGTAAATATAAAAGAGCAGTAGAAGGATTAAAAGCAGATTTAGCTGGAATAGGAGAAGAATTTTTAAAGGTTTCTACTTTCTTTATAAATCTCGTAGACGGAATTGTTAAGTTTGTAAATAATCTACCAGGACCAATAAAGACAATACTCACATTCTTGGCAGGTCTAACAGCCGTAACTGGACCTTTAATTATGCTTACTGGTGTTCTTGCAAACTTCCTGGGCTATGTAATAAAAGGTGCATTCCATCTTAAAGCATTATTTAAAGGTGGAGAAGGCTGGAGAATGCTTACTCCAGAAATACTTGCAGCTAACCAAGCTGGAAGCTTAATAGAAAAAACATTTTATAGCGATGCTAAAGCAGCCCTAGCGCTTGCTGAGGCACTTCAAGTTCTGTCTGCTGGAATGACTTCTATTCAGTCAAAGATGACTCAAGGAGTTGTTTCTGTACAGCCGATGCTTTCAACTGTTGCTGGAAGTATAATAAAGCCTCCAGGAGACGGTGGTGGCGGTGGTGGCGGTGGTGGAATACCAAGAATAGTAGATCCAAGAAATCCATTAGTTGGTCCAGCTGGAACACGTGCAAGTGCACACATGGTTCCAAGATCTGGCATGACTCAAGAAGAACGTGCGGCACAAACAATTCACAGTTTCTTGCCAGCACCAATACCAGTTAATCAAGCAGTTGGTGCAAACCCACAAATTTTTGCATCAGGAGATTTACCAGCAGTACCTGGACTAACAACAATTACAGGAAAGTCTGGTGCAGTATCAACTGGAGTTGTATCATCAGAAGCAGCTAAGTGGCACACAATGGTAGGAGCACTATCAATGATGACAAAGACTGAAGTTGCTCAAATGAGAACACAGCTACGTACAACTGGTACTGTAAGCTCAGAATTTACTCAAGCATTCGGATCACTTCTACCACAGATGACATCTATTGCAGAAAATGCGGCACAACAATCTGCTGTTATTGTTGCTGAAGCAAAAGCTGGAACTATATCTGTTCAAACAGCAAGACAAAGAATTATTGCATTAAATATTCAAGTAGAACAATTGATGGCTCAAGCAACCATGGGAACAGCAACATCACTTGGTAGAACAGCGGTTATTACTGCAGTTCCTACATTAGATCAGCCAGTAGTAGATCCAAAAACTGGCAAGTCAAATATGCGAGAATTATTTAAAAAAGGAAAAACAAGATCATTCGTAGATGACCTTGCAAGACTCATGGGCGTTAGAACATGGGGAGCAGGATATTCAACACATACAACAAGACCTATTAGATTAAACATGGGAGGTAAAGTATATAACCCAGAAGTTCATGGGAATGTTGTACCAGGCGACACCTCAATTAATTATGATAATACACCAGCAGTTTTACGTGAAGGTGGATTTATATTAAATCAAAGCTCTTCTAGAGTAAATCCAGATCTAGTTAAGCTGGCTAAAAATTCAAAAAATGCAGGCGGTAAAATTGTTCCAGCCATCTTAACCCCAGGAGAAACATATTTCCCACCAGAGATAGCACAAGAAATAATGCCAACTCTGGAAAAAGCAAACTCTGGTAGTGTAGTTAAATTATTAAATGCTGGAGGAATATTAGGCGGAAGAGTATCAAATAAAAAACTTAACTATGGAATTAGGATTTCTCCAGTAGATATTTTGTCTAAATTAGGAAGATGGAATCCTAACATGGCCAGAGGTGCCAGAAGAGTATATGAGACAAGAGCATCTGGATCTAGAGCAAGCAATTCTCCAAGAACCTTTGACCCAGGATCTCAATTTGGTCCAGAAACATATCATTCTTTATTTAGAAGATCAAGTGCTACATGGGGTGTGCATGGAGGTGCTCTAAGACACGGAGAAAGAGGTGCTGATGAAGTTCTTGGACATGTCATCACAAGCAAATTCTTAAGACAGTTTAAAGGTTTACCTGAGCAGGGTTCTAGCAGAGTATTAACTGGTTCTCAGTTTGAGTCAAGATTCGGATCAATGCCAGGTGGGGCAACACCATCAAAGGTTTATCAAGTACTACCAGACAATTTAATTACGATTACAAAAGATTTTAATGCCGCCCTAATTAATGGCAGCGCAACTGGGTCAATGTGGCTTAGCTCAAGCAGACAGCCTCAGCACTTCATATCTTTGCTTTCTCACCTATTAAATTCTGGAGTTCCTTATAAGGTTGCTTACAGAACAGCTGGCAGAACATTAGACAGAATAAATAAAGCCATGTATAGGCTCAAGGATACTAATCTTACCGAAACAAAATGGGGCAATATAGTAGACTCTTCTATGCAGGCAGAGATATCTGCACTTTCTCGTTCTTACACAAAAGGATCGATGCATTCTCTTAATGCTGGAGGAATTGTTCCTGGAGGAATGGTTTCACGAAATAGATTTGGTTATGGAATACCAGCATTAGCTGGATCTGTCATAGCAAGACTAACTTCAAAATGGAAAAAGCCAAACCCATATTCTCCTGCAACTCAAAAACATGATTGGACAAATACAGATCCTTTACATGGTCCACTATTTATTGGTAGAGCAGATATTGGATCAGATGGAGTACGCAGAAGCCTTTCATACAGCATACCTTCAGGTCGTGTAGTCCAAGGACGAGAAGGCAAGCAATTAGTAGGAATTTCACCAATGATGTCTAATGACCCTAGATATCTAATTGAAAGATATATGGCGGGAGATAAGTCGGTACTTGCCAGAATGCAGTATGAAAGCCGTAACGGATTAAATACTCATCCGTTAAGCATTCAGTCCTTATTTAGATTATTGGCTAGGCCTTTTAGAGGTACTCTATATAGAGGAATGACCCCTCAATCTGTAGCAGATACACTTCCAAAGCATATAGTTGAAGCTATTGAAAAGGCTAAAGCAACAGGAGATTTTTCTGCATTAATAGGTAGAGCCTTTATAATGAGAAGGGCGTCATTTACATCTGATCCAGGTATAGCACAGTTCTTTGCGCCTGGTAGTGGAGGATTAGTATTACAAGCATCCTTGTCTGGAAGAAAAGTTACTCCTACTTCAGAGATTTTCCCTGATAAAAAATTCCAGGCTCCTTATGGGCAAGACTGGAGTAAAGGGCTTTCCAGCAGAAGATACAGGTCAGAACAGGAATCTTTGGTAGGCGGAAGATTTACAATTACTGGTTTTGATGGTAAAAAGCTTATTGTTGAAGGAAGAGCAATGGGCGGACCAGTTAGTGGAGGAACGCCTTATGTAGTCGGAGAAAGAGGGCCAGAGTTATTCGTACCAAAGAATAGTGGTGGAATAATACCTAGCTACGCATTGGGAGGAATTGTA